AGTACTGGGATAAGGTAAGGAGCACCAGTCTTACTCACCCCTTCAGAATGAGAGGCACCAAAAACAACAAAACAAGACTCGCTAGCGCTCAAACACTGGCGCGCTACGCTTGCGTTACCCCTCCTTTTTTCTTATAGTAGCCCATAAATAACCAAATCTGGTGTATTGCATTAACCAAAATTGGTTATTAACCTCTAACCAAATTTGGTTATTTTGAATTTGGCCGCCCCTTTGTTTGTCCTTGAAACAACTTTGGGGTTGGCCTCCCAACTGTTCAAGGCGGTTACATGGCATATCAACAAGTTATAGATTTAGCTACGGGAAAACGGGAAGTCATTGACTTCCTCCCTGCTGTAACTTCAATTGCTAACCCTGACCATAAACTTTGGACTGGTCGCCAGTCTCCGAACCCTTCGCTTTCCGTTGCGGATTATGATAAGTCCTACCGTCCTGAGATAGTTGCCCATAATCGCAAACTTTCTGTTATTTCTAATTCATTAGACAATTTGATTCCCTCTCAAGACAGAACGGAATCCCACTCTAGTCCTTTGTCCCTTGCTCCTTGTCAGGACGTTGCACAATACATTCGCCGCCACGGTGATTTTGCGCCTCATATGCAGCGCGCTTTCACAAATATTCTTGAGCGTCGAGACTACACAACAGCCTTATCTATGCATTCGAAAGACGCTCACGACCGCCTAAGTCGTGACGGCATCCGCTTCGCTCGCACTGACGATGAATGTGTTGAGCTTGCAAAAGCAAAAGCAAAGGCATTTTCTAAAACGCTGTCAAAATTTGATGAAATCGAAGAGCCTTTTACAAAAGCCTGTGAACTGCTTGCATCACTTGGCCTTTCTTTCCGTCCTGAGCTTATCAAGCAAAAGCGCCAATCTAATGAGCTTGAGTGTCTTACTTCTCGCGCTATGTGTGAGAACTGGTTACGTAGACAGCTACGCCGCCGCTATTTCGCCGAAGTCGAAGCGGTACGTGACCTTCTTCTTGTTAGTAAGAATGAAAACCCCTATTGCTCTGCTCATGGCCTTGAGGTGATGAAGTCTAGAAAGTCAGCAACCGAGCAGGTTTTATCTAATACCGTTTGCTACGTCGAGGATAACCCTGAAACGTGGTTTACGCTCCAAGAGCTTGCCGCAAAATCCCTCTCAAACCCTACGATTAGACGTGCAGAAATGTTCGTTCGCCTCAAGGCTTTCGAGGATATTTGCAAAGAAAGCGGTCACGTTGCGATGTTTTACACCGTGACCGCCCCTTCCCGTTTTCACGTTTTCAAGGGTGACGACATTAACCCGAAATGGTTGGAAGCTGGCAAGCCTAGTGCAATTGATGCGCATCACCATTTGATGGGGGTTACTAATGCTTTTCGTAAGGCGCTCGACAAAGCCAAAATTAAAATCTATGGACTACGAATTGTTGAACCGCATCATGACGGTACACCGCACAATCACTTCCTCTTCTTCATGCTCCCCGAGCATGAAAGCGTGGTCACAAGAATCCTTGGAGATTGCGCTCTCAGTGATAGTCCTAACGAATCAGGTGCAAAAAAATACCGATTCAAGGCAGAGAAGATTGATTTCAAAAAAGGTTCGGCGGTTGGTTACGTCGCTAAATACCTTTCAAAAAACATCGACGGTCAACACATCGACTTTGACCGAAATTCAAACAAATCAGGCACCGAAGCGGCTCAATCTGTCGTCTCGTTCAATCGCTTAAATGGTGTTAGACAATTCCAATTTTATGGCGGCTGCTCTGTCTCCGTCTGGCGTGAGATGCGCCGTTTACGCGATGAAATCAAAGAGGATGACGCGGTGATAACTTCAAACCAATTCAGCAAAGATGAACACTTTGTTCTAGAAACCATTCGCCGCGCTGCCGATGAAGGCGATTTTAAGCGCTTCTTGATTGCGATGGGCGGCGTCTTTGTTAAACGCAAAGAGCAAACCCTGCAAACTGCTTACGCTAAAAAAATTAACGTAGATGGTCTTTTTCTCCGTACCCGTTACGGCGATGAAATGAGCGCGGCCATTCAAGGCATCCTTTTCAAAGGCCGTCTAATTCCTACCCGTTTTAAAGATTGGCGCTTTGCAACTAAGAAACAATTTATCCGTGGCGTTCGCACCATGATGACCGGAACGCGCATGATTTTTAGCTCTCTAGAAGAGGAGTTTGAGTATCGCTCAATGCTCGCGGAAGAGTATGAGCGTATGCAAGAGGAAGCCGCTTTTTGGTTCGAGGTTGCTTCTGCTGAATCCTGCGTTATGTATGGCGATGAAATATATCTTGAGGATGCGCCGCCACCCGATTGGTGTTGGGGTTGGGCGCACGACCCGGACACAATTGGGTGCCTTGGACTCGTGTCATTAACTGTCGCCATATTTTTTAAACCGATTTCTAACCACACTGTAAGGACAAACAAAAAATGATTACACAAGGCTTAATTTCCGATAAAGACGATATTCAAACCAAGGTTTTTAATAACCCTACAACTGGCGAAATTCGTACCAGTGGTGTTATTAACTTGCTTGTTTCAAAGCCGACTCAAGTTATTACCGTCAAAGTATCTGAGGAACTTTGGCGCGAGTCTAATAACGGCCAGTTCTTTCAATCACTTGTCGGTAAATCTATTGATTATTGTCTGTCACCTAAAGATTTTTCTTTTACTCGTGACGGCCAACAGGTATCGGGCACAAATATTAACCTCTTCAAACTTCCCGAAGTGAAAGACGTTAAATAAGGCGGCATAAATGACCGAAGAGCAATTTTTACAACTAATGACCCAATTAGAGTCCCTTTGGTGGCTTGTATTTGCAGGTTTCATAGCTGTTTTAGTTGGTCTTGGTTTAATAGCAGGTCAACAAAGATGACAGATTTTCAGTTTTTGTTACCAACCTTTTTCGGCGCATTAATCATGGGCTATGCAGTTGGCTTTAAATGGTTAGTGTTCAAGAAAGCAACCGAGGCAATCGCCTCCGATTAAATACATGTAATGGAGAATTACACCATGAAAAAAAGCACTAAAGCAGCGTTAATCGTTGCCTCTTTAGCAGCAGTTGCGGCAACTGGCGCTAATGCGGCAATCCCACAGGAAGCACAAGCCGCCCTTGATGCGGTTGGGGAATTTACCTCTACCGTTGTTGGTTGGATGTGGGGTGTGGGTACTGCAATGATTGTCGGCTTTGTCGGCCTCAAAGTGGTCAAAAAAGGTGCCAACAAGGCGACCTAATAACCAATTTAATGGTTGCCCCTTGTGGGACTATATCAAGGGGCTTAATTGCCCCTTGATTTTCGATGGTTTAAAAATATGCGCACTGTTCTAACTTTATTTTCTACAACTCTATTGCTGAGTATTTCATTTTCTTCATTTGCTTACTATCAGTTGCCTTTTTGGCCTGATAAAACTTATCTCACTCCTGAGGCTGCGGCGGCTGCTTATTTAGATATACTCGGGGGCGGTTCCTGCAAGCGTGATACACGAAATTTTATAAAGGCTTCAATTAGCTCAATTAATACCCCTCACATTGCCTATCGCATTGACAAATATCTTGATGATCAATGTATAGTCTTATCATCTACTGGTAACGCTTCCGTCACTCTCAATGTTGTTGATAATTGTCCTGATGGCACATCCCCTGATTTATCTACAGGCATGTGCAAACCTAAGCCAGACACCCCTCAATATTGCGGCACTTCTGCAATGTTTGAGGACGTTGCTAACTTATACAATGCTTGTTATGAGCAAAACGGCATTTTGTCATATACTTGCGACGAATCAACTCAAGCCCTTGATGCTAAATGTGACTTAACAACTTCCGACCAATGCGTGATTGGTCGCCCTACTTGGCCTGATTGCCTTGATAAGCCGCATCAACCTAATGACCCTACTAATCCTTTGCCACCTGTTGGCGGCTTTAATCCAAGTCCTGTAAATCCTTCTGTTCCTCCTTCACCTGTTGAAAAGCCCGATGTACAGGAACCGGACAAAACGGAAACTTCGGACACTGGCGTTATTAATGCTATCAAGAATCTGAACGACGATTTAAACAAATCGAATACTGATATTCATAACGATATGAATAATATCTTTTCAACCATGAATGACGCATTACGTCAGCTCAATAGCACCAATACGGCCATTGGACAAAGCATTGTTGAACAGATGAAACAAGATGCTCAGATATACGATAATAAAAAGCTTCAGCAACAAATAGCCGCTAATAATATCAATGCTATTAATTCGCAAACCAAGTCATTATTGGAAGGCAACAAGTCAATCACTGGCTCTATCACCGGAAATACAGACAGATTAGTTGCGGCTGTCAATGCTTCTGGTGATGGCGTTGTATCGGCTATTGATGGCCTTGCCGACAAGTTAAAACTTTGTGACCCCAATACTGACCCCTTTAACTGTGAAGGCGAAAACGGTTTAACTCCTTCTTCTGTTGAGTCTATTTTGAAACAAACGTCAGCAGTAGTAACAACCAGTCAAGTTGATGCCGAAGAGGGCTTATTAACCACTCTTAAAGAAACCATAGACAATAATTTAATTGAGGATACTCAATCCTATTTAGAAGACATGAAATCCGATTTAATCGGCGCTTTGCCTAATTCCTCTCAATGTGATGTTGATGTATTAAAAACCCCTTATGGTGATTTTAGTATTGGCTGCGAATACAGCGCTAGATTGAAATCTATTCTCGCTTTCGTTTTCTATATTTATACGCTCTACACTTTGGCAGAAATATTATTTACAGGTGTTACTCCTGTTGCCGGAACCGTTCCATATTTTTCACGGAGATAATCAAAAATGGCTATGCCTGTATTTTTACTTCCCATAATCACGGGTATTACTGGCGCACTCAGAATACCCGCTATTGCGGCTTTCTTGGCTACGCTTGCGGCCAATATCCTGTCATGGTTTAGCGAGCGTTTTACTCGTGCTGTTGCCATTAACTTAACCGTTTTAACAATGGTTATCGGTTTAGCTTTGGCTGCGGCTTCTGCTATGTATGCCCTCGCCGCAGGACTTGCCGAGATTACGCCGCCCTACGTGGTCGATGCGTGGGGGATGTTTGTTCCCTCCAATGCGATTCCATGTGTCGCGGCCATCTTTTCAGCAAAAGTGATCCGTTGGGTTTGGGGATGGCAATTCACGTAATCACAAAAATGTCGTTAACGTTATGGCGAGTGTTTATTTTGTAACGGGTAAACTGGGCTCTGGAAAGTCCTTGATTGCTGTCAGTCGCATTCGTGACGCTCTCATGAGAGGCGTACCAGTTGCCACTAATCTCAATATCAACCTAAAGGAAATGATAGGCCGTGATAAACGGAACACCCGTTTATATCGTCTGCCTGACAAGCCTACGGTCGAAGATATTGAGATACTTGGCTATGCAATAAGTCCTTACGATACGTCTAAGGACGGTCTAATCGTGCTTGATGAGTGCGGTACTTGGTTTAACTCTCGCACATGGAACGATAAGAACCGACAAGCCTTACTCGATAGATTTTTGCATATCCGCAAATTGGGATGGGATGTCATTTTCATCGTTCAGAACATTTCAATGGTTGATAAACAAGCCCGTGAGGGTCTTGCTGAGCACGTTGTTCACTGCAAGCGATTAGACCGGATGCAAATCCCTTATCTATCTACTATTGTTTGGATACTTACGCTTGGTCAGCTCAAAATCCCTATGCCAAAACTTCACATCGGCATAGTCAAATACGGCGATACGATTAACGCTCTCACCGTTGATAAGTGGATGCTCTGGGGCACTGATTTGTATAGCTCTTACGACACAAAGCAGATTTTCCAGAATCACTATCCTCACGGCACTTACTCAGTTTTGCCTCCTTGGTACATTCACGGCCGCTATACAGTCCCCTACACTGCGAGAAACATCATGCGCATTACTAAAATTTTATTCAGAAAATACTCACGTGTTGCCATGTTCGCCGTGGGGCCTGCCTTCGGTGCTGCGTTCTGGCATTTCACATCGCCTGAGCCTGAGCTTATACAACTCGTTCAGGCTCAAAATCAAATGCTAAGTTCTCAGCCAGACAGCAAGTTATCTGAGTTGTTGGGCGGCTTTACCATTTCCAGATATACCGCCTTGCCTGATGCGCCTGTCACTTTTGAGCTGTCTAACGGTGCAAAGCGCCTCACTTCTTATGAGCTTCAATCTATGGGCTTTGAAATCGAACCCCTTTCACGCTGCGAAATCATCATTAAATCAGGTGCTCAAAATGAAACTATTCACTGCTAAAAAATCAAAAAATGAAAAAGTAGTAAATCCTGCTCCGCGATGGGTGATTTTTCGTCTTTTTGAAAAAATTACACGGCGTGGAGCGACAAGCGGACACGCTGCCAAGCAATCCACCATTCTCAAGTCCGCGCGTCAGTTACTCCTAATCTTGATGCTTTCCCTTCCTGCCCACGCAGCCCCTTTCGAGTCATCTGACACGCCTATTGCTGAGTTTGCCTCTTGGTACTCGCAGCAAACGGGGATTAAGGTTGTTTTGGGTCAAGGTGTTCTCGGTTCTGTAAGCTTTACCGCCCCTGATTTGGTTCCGGCTGAGTACCCTGCTTTTTTTGATTCCGTTCTGCGCGCTCACGGTTACTACCTGGTCAAAGATGGTAACGCCTATGTAATCAAGATAGCCCCCGAAGCAAAAGAGGTGATCACCCCTGCTATTGTGAAGCTCTACCGCTTCAACTATATCCGAAACTCAAAGCTCTCTGATTTGGTTCAATCCACGCTCAAGGCTACCTCTAGCGAGTTTGTGAAGGATAAGCAGGTGGATAATTACTCGGTTGAAATCCTCCCGAATACCAATGCCCTGATTGTGTCCGGTACGGCTCAACAGTTAGAAAAACTCGATGTGTTGTTATCGGCTATTGATGTGCCGCAAAGGCAAATTTTTATCGAGGCCGTAATCACTGAGACTGAATTAGGCGATAACAGCGAGCTAGGGGTAAACCTTCAAGCCGCCTTTGATAAAGCGGGCTTTGTTACCAATTTGGTTAATGCCTCCAAGCTCAAAGATAACTTGTTTATATTCGAGTCAGGCGATTTTAACGCCTTGGTCAAGGCTATCTCTGGGTCAAGTGATACCCGTTTGTTGAGCCGTCCTAATATCTTGATTATGGATAGGGAGCGCGGTTACATAACTGTTGGCCAGAACGTGCCTTTCTTGGTGTCCAACTCGACCACTGACGGCGGCACAAGTGTTCAACGTATCGAGCGAAAGGATGTAGGCGTTAGTTTAGAAGTGACGCCGCACGTTATGGGTGACGATGTGATTTTGGTTATCAACCAAGAGTCTAGTTCTGTCACTGACTCGACCATTGCAGCCGATATTATTACCAACAAGCGCACTTTAATGACCACGGTTGCGGTAAAGTCCGGTCAAACCATCGTTCTCGGTGGTCTCATTTCCGATGAAAAGCGCAATGTCGAATCCGGTGTTCCTGTTCTCAAGGATACCCCCTTAATTGGTGGCCTCTTTCGCTCCACGTCAACCAAGAATGTACAAAAGGAGCTTAGGGTCGTTATCAAGTCAACCGTATTTATAAAAGGGCTTTATAGCCCCTTAATTCTTGCCATTGCTCTAGCATATTTCACTAGCTTTGAGCGTGTCATTGCATCGCTTGGCGCTTCAATCTGTAGTATTGCTATTGCTGTGAGTAGTTGCTGCGGCGCTACCCTGTCACCTGTTGGAATATTAAGCGCCCTCCCTCCATTCTGAACCCGTCCCACTCGTCCCCGTGGTAAAGTTCTCTTCTTCTGTGCCATCTCATTAGCCTTCTGCACTCTGGCGGTATCTTTTCGCCCTTGTCCCATTGCTTGACCTCTGTCACAGATTTAAAACAAAGTTTTGCCGCTTCCTCTACACTCAAACCGCACTCGAATTCACGAAAAACAAAATTTTTTGTCATTTCGCTTCGATCCTAATAAAAACTCCCAAAATTGGGAGTTTTATAAGCATCTGATTTTATGGCAACTTTTACCATAAGCCGACATAATACGCACTAAGGCGGCGGAATCTAGGGTTTACAGTGATGGCTCAGTCAATGCCTTGAGTTGCGGATTTAGGCTTGGTGACAACCTAATAAAGTTCACAATGCCTTGTAAATCAATGATTTTATCGCAAATAAGGTTTTGAACCTGATGAGCGATTTCGTCTGTATAAGCGCCTGAACGCAATATAAAGCCATATTATTTCACGTCTTCTAGGCTATCGTAAACATCCATTAAAGTGTATGGTTTCAAACTCATAATTCTTCCTATTTTAAGTTGGTTGTGAATAAGCCCGTAGCTGTTGCATCAGTTACGGGCTTTTTTATCAATTCAATATGGCATGAGCTCTACTAGATTCTGTTAGGCTTATCCAATGGCTTGCCGCCCGGCACGTTGTCAAACAAGGAACACACCACTTGATAATCAATCACGAGGTTGCGTGATGGGTCTTCTGGGTCTGGCTCATTGTCAAACGTGACAAGAACCGGAAAGGCGGTCTGTTCGAGTTTTCTGGTCATCGCGTCACTGGATACAAACTTCACTTCCTGATGCTGCAAGCCAAACGTCAAACATTGGCCTTTATCGTTTTTCCACTGGCGAATCGGCTTACCAACAAAA